GTTGACGATTCATTCTGACCTAAGCCGTAGGCTAGTTTCAGAGTACCGTCTATTCACAAGTGCACGTCATGACGTCGATCTTTCGATGTTGTCGTGGGCGCACCTCGCTGGTAGAGAGGAGCATAAACTCCAATCCAGGCGGTCCCGTGAGGGTTCCGCCAACCAGTGCCTTTGCTAAGCTGAAGTTACCCTATCCGGGTTTTCCTTCAGCCAACGCTCAGGTCCTGGGAGTCCCTTTTCCTTCGGAGAAGGGGCTCAGAAAAAAATATCCTGGTCGATCGAGGGTCGAGCGGAAGCATGGAAACACACTTGATGTGATAACCACAGCCCCGTTACCCTACGTTACGAAGTCCGGTGAGGTCTATGTTCCCGTTGTGAGACGGTGGGCAAAGAACTTTCGGAAGTCTGACAAGTCGACTTGGAGTTACGGCTTACGAGAGCGAAAGCTCACGAAGGACGTAGCAAAAGCGGTCAAGGGGGCTGTCAAGGCCCTCTTCACACTGCTACGCATATACGGTATGCGCGACTCTCCGGGACAGAGCAAGTCGTACCATGAGACGGTGAAACACTGGGTCGTGGGTTCAAAGTTGAGTGGGTCGTGGATAAAGTATGTCAAGTACAAACTTGCAGCTTTCTTCCACGCCCGCACCTCACAGATGGACCTACCCCCTGCGCTTCCGTTTCATGGCGACGTGCTCGGTTTCTCCGAGAACGCGTCCATATTGTGTTGTGGGAGTGCTGGACGTTACGCAAATCTCCTGGCTAACACCAATCAATCCTTCCTCGCGTCGATCCTTCAGTTGAAGAAGGGATGTCCGCGACCGGATGGGGATATGGTGCAGGCTGCAGTAGAGAAAGCGTGTATCGCACTCACCACGACTCGTGCTACAAGGCCGTCGGGGGTCCTGTTGCCGTGGGGTGACGTAGAAGCTAAGTTCGACGGGTCGATCTATCTAGATCGCCCGAGCACAGAGCTTCAGTTACGTCGCACGGTTAGGGAACTCTTCAGGGATGAGACATACGGAGACCGTGAACGGTACCGGATGATCTTCCCTTCGACTTCCGCCTCGCACGAGGATGCAAGAACTGATGGTGGAGCGTTTAGATCGGTGCAGACATTGGCTAAGGCCTATAATCTGCATCGAGGTAGCGAACTCCACGACACCGTCTTCACCGTCTCTAGAGACGGGAAGATTGAGGTGACTGACCGCTGGCGGGCGACCGCCAAACGTCACATCGGATTCAAGCAGGTCGCCGGCTCCCCCGAGGAGGAGTCGATCTCCCAGAGTGGTGCTGCTAAGCACTATTCTATGGACCTTTCTGAGTTGCAAGAACGCGCGATGGTGTTACAAATCGCTTCCTATGCCGAGGCGTCCGCTCAGGTTTCACGTGTGAAACCAGTCGGATTGGCTGAGGCACTGAAAGTGAGAGTGATTACCAAAGGCATGCCCTTGATTCAGAAGGCCCTTCACCCCCTCCAAAAGTTTATGTGGCGTGTGCTTCGCAAGCATCGCGTCATGAAGCTTATTGGAGAGCCCTGCACGGCGAGAGTTGTGCAGGCTGCTCTGGGTGCCAAGTTGAACGATGACGAGTATTATCTCTCAGGAGATTATGCTGCGGCAACGGATAACCTGGCACCCTGGGTTAGTGAGTGCATTGCTGACGAAATCTCGGCAGTATGCGGTCTCACGGGTGAGGAGAACACCTTGTTTCGTACCAGCTTAACTGGCAACGAGATATTGTGTAGCGACGGTGTGTATCGCAAACAACTTTGGGGGCAACTGATGGGTTCCATCGTAAGTTTCCCGGTGCTGTGCATAGCTAACGCCGCTCTCTCGCGGTGGGCATATGAGGTCGATCGACAGAGGATTACTCCTTTGGCGAACGTCCCAATGCTCATCAACGGTGACGACATTGTGCTGCGCACCACGCTCCGTGGTCACAAACTTTGGGAACGCATTACCGCTTTCGCGGGCCTCGAAACCAGCATAGGGAAGACGTTCTTGACTAAGGCTTTCGCCCAAATCAATAGCATCAACTTTCTGCGGCTAGAGGAACCGGTTGACGATCAGGTCGATGGAAAGGTTCGAAGTCTATACTTCGCGGCCACCGAATACGTCAATATGGGACTTCTCTTCGGCCTGAAAAGGTCGGGTGAGAAGGTCGGGATCGATTCTATCGCCAGTGACACCTCGTTAGGGGTGCGTTGTCGCGAGCTGATTCGTTCCTGTCCAAAAGTCCTCCGAGAGCGGGTGATGGGCGCCTTCCTGCGCCATCATGCTGCCATGTTGGAGAAATGCAACGTACCATGGTTCATTCCAGAAGAGTGGGGGGGAGTCGGTTTGCCGACTGTCCCCGTCGAAGCGGACTACGTCGATTATGAGCCTGGCCAGCAGGAACCCGTCTATCATAGATGGGGTCCCCGCCGGTTGGACTTACAGATCGCACGTCGTATCGCGGAGCCTACCTGGACTAAGGTTCAAGAGTATGATGTGGACGCATCAGTCATTCACGAAAGTGATGTCTGGCGCGAACGCGTCGTCCTCGCGAAGCCGAAGTTTCCGGTCGGCCGTCCTCCTATGGAAGCACCGTGGATGGTTCACAAGTATGTGTTATCTCATATCCCGGCTCCTCTCGTC